TTGAGAGCAATCTCATTTGCCTTATTCTGGGCATTCTGAAGGCTTTCCATTGCCTCCTTCTTCTTGCCCATCGCAATGTCATCACGGGCCTTGTTAAGGGCGTTTTGCCTCTGAATCTGCAAGCCCTTGATCTCAAGTTGCAGGTCTTCAAAGCCACGAATCTGTCCCGTCAGGCCAGACTCAAAAGCCTCCCGACCGCGTTCGGCAGCACCAAGCGTTTCACCAAGTGAGCGACCCCGAGCACTGCGAAGGAAAGCACCCAGTTGACCACTGGAACGCTTCTCCTGAGCCTCACGAAGACGACCCGCGATCAAAGCCTGACGCTCTGCTACAAGCGCCTTGTCCTCTTCGGACATGCGAGAGTATTGCTCTGCAAGTGTCGGGAGCCCAAGTTTGCGGCGCATCTCATCATCAGCCGCCATCGCTTCCAATCCAGCGGTCGCCCCCGCCTGTTGAGAAACGGGAGAAGACTTGAGTTTTTCTAATGCCCCCCTGGCCTGATCATAGAAAGCGGCGGCGGGAGAGGTTGCGGCAATCCCGGTAGCGCGGGGCTCGCTTGGTTCTCTTGAGGGCGGCGGAGGTGCAGATTCCTGAACTACGATTTCAGGAATTGCCTGCATGGGAGTGGTCGCGCCAAGAATCTCTAATGCCAATTCGGGGTCAACTTTGTCCTCTTGGGGCACCGCTCTTCCCAAGATTTGCTTTTGAAAAGATCGATTCTTAATTGCTTCTCTTAGCCTGCGGTCATATTCTTCTGGGGAAAGTTCGCCACCCCCTGCGTACCCAACGATCCCGCCATCAGCAAAGCCATCAATGTCTACATTTAAATTGGCAAGACCACCACCGGCCAGCATCTGTGGTTGGCGCTGCGCCATTGCCTGCTGCATCAGGGCCTGTTGAGCCTGTTGAGCCTGCATGGCTTCAATCTGCCCCGCAAGACCGGCCTGCCCCAGAGCCTGCTCAACACCTGCTGGTTGAGGGGTTGCCTGTTGCATTAAACGGGCAGCGACTGTGGGCTGCCCCTCCCGGGTAACAGGCTGAAACTGTCCCTTTTGAGCGCCTTGCTCAATCAGCATCGCCCCCATCAGGGCTTCTGGAATCTGGGTCTGTCCGTCCATGATTTACCTTAGGGCTTGGGGGCGGTTGGGAACAATGTCTTGTAAAGGGCTTCCAAGCCCCCTGCTCCGGTCAACATTTCCGAGAACGGGCTCGGCTCCTGATAGGTGTAGTTCGTTGCCGTCACAGGCAGACCCTGAAGCATGGCCTGTTGGAACTGCAACTGCTGATACGGATACTGACGTTGCTTCTCAAACTCTGCAAGGTCAGCCGCGATACCTTGAGATTCAATCTCACGCTGCTGTGCGCCTGCTCCGAGTTGTTGGGCAAGGTTTGCACGCTGTTCTGCCCCGATGCCCTGCCCAATTTGGGCACCCGCCTGGGCAGCGGATACGGCGCGGGACAGTGCGTCTAAACCAAATCCTGCCCCGTACTGAGCCTCCTGAACCCTTCTGGCCTGCTCTGCGTTGTACTGAGCCATCGCCTTGTCATAGGCAGATGAATAGGCTTCACCCGTGGTGCGTCCGGTCTGTTGGAGCAGATTGCGTTGCAGTTCTGCATCCATGATGGCCTGACGACCACCCCCGAATGAGCCCGCCTTGGACATGCGGGCAGCGTTCTGCATCTGCTGAATCTGCGCTTGGCGATTGAGTTCTTGCAGTTGTGGCTGAAGAACTTGTTGAAGGTACGGGTTCATGTACTGACCCGCAATCCCCTCTTGGGTAAATGAACCGCCAATCGGCTGATATGCCGCACCAAGCGCCCGACTTGCCGCCGTTTCGGTAGTTTGCTGTGCGGTCCCGAGGCCAGGAGATGGAGCAAGACCACCGATCCCCTGGAACGCCTGCATCTGAAGCGGGGACGCGCCTGCGGTCAGCGGACCTTGGTAGGTCTGGTACGGCTGATTAGAAAGCGCGGCAGTCTTGCCGAGCATGTCCGTAATGTACGGAGCGGCGTAACTGGCAAGCGTCTGCTCCTGCCCAGCAATTTTGCCAAGCGTAGGTGTAAACGCAGACGCCGCTGTAGAGAACGGGTTGGTGGTTCCGGTGGTTCCGTTAGACATTTCTAGTCCTCAGGCAAGTTTGTTTAATTCACGGTCAGCGCCGGACGGCTTTCCACGCTTGGCCTTCTTTGCCCGAGCCTCAACACGGTCGAGCATCGCATAAAGTTTCCTGGCTCCGGCATCGGATGAACCATTACCCAGTTCAGATACGACACGGGCCGGAACAACAAATTCACCGTCTGCCAGTCGAGCCTCTTGCCCCGAGCCTGCAAAGCGGGCTGGGATGGAGTCAGACACGCCGTCACCGTTGCCCTTGAGATAACGCCCACGGGCAAGCATGGCGATACCGCCGGGCATGTAACCGCCTCCAGCAAAGCCTCCCTTGCCTATCACACGGTCCAGTTGCTCTTTTGATACGCCGTATTTTTCTCCTGCACCTTGCCTAGACTGTTCCAGGGAAAAACCTTGTTTCATGGATTCGCGGATAGCCTGGGCGACTTGATCATCCGTGAATTTATCAATTGCTTGATTTGCAGATGGCAAAGCAATATCGTTGTCAGCAAAGTAAGTCCTAACTTGATTGTCCGTAAAGCCCGTAATGTCCGACAACTCTTTGGTATCAAGACCGTATGTGTTGGCAATCCAAGCCACCTCTTGGGGCTTGTCGATGTTTGCCGCGATCTGAGACTTAATCTGTTCGTTGGTCGGCGCGGCCAGAGAAGCAGCCTTGTCAAATGTGGCGGCATCAATGCCATAACGGCGAGCCGCCGCATCACGAATCTGAGCATCCGTGGCAGAAGGCATTTGAGCGCGAGCCTCCCGGATGGCCTGAGACAGACGGGGCATCAAGGCAGATTGGAATTGTTCTGCTGAGACTCCACGGTTTAAAGCACCTTGCCGTGCCTGATCAAGCGTGCCCGTGATGCCGCCGCCGGGATTCAACACGTCGTAGATGGCCTGGGCAATCTGATACTGAGAGTACGGCTTGGCTTGTTGAGTTGGGGTGACCTGTTGAGTTGTGCGACGCTCCGGTGTGGTGGGAAGCGTGGAGATGCCACCCGTTTGCTCCGTGCCGCCAACTCCAGGGGTCGGCGTTACAGCGCCACCACCAACAGTCTCACCGGCCCCAAGATTTCCAAGCGTCTTCCCCGTGCCGGTGTACTGCATCGGGGTGAAGTAGGTGATGCCTCCTAAGCCAGGGCGACGATATGTGCCCTGTGTTTGCATGGCCTCATCAAACTGTGATGGAGAGATTCCATAAGTGCGCTGTGCTGCACCACGCACCTGCTCCTGTGTTGCGCCAGTAGCCATCGCGTCTTGCGCTGCTTGCTTTAAACGTAGTGCCTCGTTCTGTGCGCCGGAGACATACGGGGTCTGTTCACGGGTTGCCGTGTACATCGGGATACCACCTTGGTATCCAACCTTGGGAGGAGGAGGGTTGAAGAAGGAAGAGTTTCTGGCAAGGGCAGACAGCCCAAGAAATGGAGCGGCTTTAAGCAGAGTGCTGAAATCTGTGGTGCCAATCTGATTCCAAAGACTCTTGTTCCCGTAATCGATGTTGGAGCCAAATGGAACATCGCCCTGACCGTAGTCCATGTAATCGCCCGAGCCGGGTGCCAAGTCGTTATAGCCACCCAAATCAAGGTATCCAGAACCGTTCATATTATGTTCCTTCCACAATCTTCATCAATTCATCAACCGCCATATTGGGGTTCTGATCTGCCAATGCCATTAAACGCTCGTATGGATCAGCATTTTCCTGCTCCTGCAAGGCGCGGGCAAGTTCCTTTTGACGCTCTGCCTGCTGCATGCGCTCATAGAACACCGACCGATACAGCGGTAGATCGGTGATGTAACTCATATCCTGCTGACGGGCGGTCGGCATTGCCAGTTGCTGTCTCGGCATCGAGACTGGCGCGGGTGCTGGACGCGGTGCAGGAGCGGGCGATGGAGTTGGCGCGGGTGCAGGTGCCGGTGCAGGGCTCGGGGCGGGGATTTTGGTATCCGTGACGCTCACGGATTGGTTGGTGATGTCCGTGGCCGGAGCCGGAGTTGGGGCGGTGCCCGTGACACTCACAGATTGACTTGTCACGTCTGCGGGAGTGGGGGCAGGCGTGGGGGCAGGTGTGGTTACATCCTTGGGAAGAGTTCTGCCTGTCACTGTGACTCGGTCATCCACCAAATCTCTGTCGAACAGATCAATTACATCAACCGCCTGATCGGCAAGTCGATTACCCAATACATCAACCTTCTGTCCTGCCGGACCAGTAATTGCGCCCAAGTCGTCCGGGTAGAAAAAATAATCCAGTGCAATATCTTCTCTGGAGCGCGGGGCTTCAACTTCGACCCTCTCGTTAATTGGAATGCCCTCACCACCACTTGCGTCCCAGCCCTCCCAAATGCCTTGCATTTCGCCCGGCATTTGACTCCCGCCAGAAGTAACCGGCGCTGTTTTTTCTCCACCAACAGCCTTACCAAGTTGCATAAACGCAGCAGTTGCCGCGAATGGATTGCCCGATTGGAAAGCCTTGAGTGCGGTATACGCATTGGCCGCTACATTCGCATCTCGACTGCCAGTCAATTGAGCAGCGTAATTGACCATCGCGGTTGTGTTGCCGCTCTCAACTGCGCGAACCAAATTTATGCCCGCATCCAGTTGTTTTTGCGTCAAGTTGATACCCATTTTGTCTGCGGTATCACCAAGCACATTGCCAATTACTTTACCTCCGGCCCCAGTCAAAGCGCCAATACCAACGCTTCTATAGTCGCCGGTTGCGACTGCCCCTGGAAACGCCCTAGCGGCACCCGTAACTGCACCGGATGCAACATCTCGCGCAACACTTGCCAGTTCTGGGCTTGATTCAAATGCGGTTGAAACAAACTCCCCGGCTTTTTTGCCAAGCAGTTCTCCTGCCCCGGAGCCAAGCGCACCCGTAGCACCGCCAATCAATGCGCCCTTAACAATGTCTTGACCACTCAACCCTGCCATCGTTCCGCCGCCGATAGCACCTGTTGCAGCAGCCCCTAACGCCTTAGAGCCTGCCGTACCTAGGGTCGTGCCTAATGTGCTGGTTGCCGCCGGGGTAAAAAACTCTGTTAACCCAGGAGCAAAAGCCATAAGGGCAATTTGCGCTAAAGGTATTGCAGTTTTTTTCCATTCCTCTGAATAATCAAATTCTTGCGCCCCTATTATATTTCCTTGTGCGTCGCGCGATATAAAATAACCACTGTCCCCGCCTGTAAATACTCTTTGCGTTGACCCGGTTACTGCCCCACTGGGGTCATACATAATTTCCGTTTCAATTGGCTTGCCATCGGGGCTTGTAAATGTTTTTGTGGCGCTATAACCACCAAAAATCTTGTCCGCATCAGTTACCTGCCTATCAGGAATATCAACCCCGCTTGGGTCTGGCCTGTAGGTTTCAAAGGGCGTGATATTCCATCCGCCAACATTTGTGCCCGGCAACGGCGTTGTTGGCGTTGCTCCATGAAGTTCAGCAGATGCCGCAGCGTAATCAGACCTGTATTTATCTAGGGCAGTCTGGGCAAAGTTTGGGTCTGTCTTGTTTAAATATGTGATCAGATCACGCGGGTCAGTTGGCGGTTGACCGGCAAGGGCAGCAGACGGAGCAGGCGATGGAGCGGGTGATGGGGCAGGGCCAACCAAATCAAGCACATTGCCTTGGCTGGCAGGGGGCACAAACCCAGCACTCTCTAGCGTTTGAACGATGTCTCTGGGCTGTTCCGGCTGGACAAACGTGTCTTCCGGCGCAGCACGCCGTTCAAACTCCCGCTCATCAAAGTAGGTCACTGCCATGATCTTATTGCGTCAAGTCGTAGAAGGACAGCGATCCGACCGCGTCGCCCGTGGTTGCCCCGGATACGGTTCTGATGGCAACGGTGTAGATGTCACTGACCCCGGCGATGGATGCGCCCAGTTGGAGGTCAAAGTTGTACCCTGTGGCCGCGCTCAGACCCTGTGTTCCGCCTGAGCCAGAAGATGTCACATAGTCCGTTTGAACAACGGTGCCGCCCGTGGTCGCCGTAGCCGCTACGTCGTACTCCACATTTGAGTCCGAAGGCACCGTAGCAGCCCAGGTCGCGCCCGTCAGGGTGGGGTTCTTAATCAGCGCCACTTCGTAGTTCTGACTGGTCGTGGGCAGAACCTGCACTCGGTTGGGCAGTACCACCGCACCAGTGCGTCCAGAGGCAAGTCGGATGGAGACAAGCGGCAAGAAGGTCGTGCCGATGGTGCCCAGGACTGTGGTGCGTCGCGCCACATGGTCAATCGAGGTCTGCTCAAACCCGCCCTCGGAAATGACAGAGCAGCAGATGGACTTCATCGAAGCCGCCACCGCCGAACCAGTGGTCACAATCTCATAGCGCACCGGCAGGATCGCCGTGGTCATGTAGACATTGGTGATCTCGTTGGCGTTGGTAAACGTATGGCAGACGATGTACTCACCGTTGATGATGAAGCCGCACCGGACTGAGCCGACGCCAAGCCACTCAAAGTCCATCCACAGAATCTGCGCCTTGGTCGGATCAAGGGTGTAACCCGAATCCCCGGTGCCGTCCAACTTGTCGCCGTTCCAGTCGGACTGATTAACCGTCCGAACATTGGAAACAGAGCCTGTGACATAGGAGCGCAGGACAAAAGAGTAGGTGCCATCGATGCGTTGGAAAAACACGCCGTTCTGGTCGTTGTAGTACCCCACGCGCTGCGTGAGGTTCAGGCTCTGGCTGCTGTCCATCACGAAGGTGGCAAGCACCAACAGACCCTTCCCAGGCTGATACGGGAAAGAGCGATAGGACTGCCGCAGGACGGAGCCGACACCGGCCCCGGTGACTTCCATCTTCACCGCCGCTTCGTTGGATAGAAATGTGGTCGTACCCGTCCCGGTCGTAGAAACATCAAACTGGTTGTCTGCGGCGTAGCGGTTTTGGCTGTCAAAGAGCGTGTAGGGCTGACTGACCCGCAGCCGCCCAAAGGCATCCGTGTTGGTGCCTCCAATTGAGATTGGGATGGGGGATGGTGTAGTCACGATCTGTCCAAGCAGGGCCGTTAAGCGGTTGAAGTACAGGCGCAGGACGTTGTTGAACTGCTCCTGATACCGAGAGTCGTAGCCCCCCGGAGCCAGTGGTAGGTTTGGTGGCGGCGGTACAGACGCATCTTCAATGATGAAACTCATCTGCGTCCATCCATCCGAACGTCGATACGCGGAGAGCCCAACTGCCACGCCACGCCAAGCGCGTCGGACTCGGCTTTCATAATCAACTGACGCCCGCGCACCCGGATGTAAACGATGTTGGTGAACTGCTCAATCGGCACCGTGGCCGTGCGCGTCACCGCCGCGCTGCTCGACCCGCCTAGAGACTGAGGCGTGTTAAACCCGGAGCCCGATCCCTTCATGGGGATCAGCGTCATGGTCAATGATGGGTTGTTGGCCGTTGATCCGGTAAACGTTACATCCGGCACCATGCGCCAGATGAAGCCAAAGTTCTGCCCATCTTCAATATCGAACTCGGCGGACTCGATGTAGGCATTGATTGCAGTGGGTGTCCCGGTGGCGTTGTCGTCCACGCCATTCTCGTGCTCCACGATGTTGCCAAGATAAGTGGTAGAGATCGGGTAATCAAGCAGGCCGGAGTCAAGCCATGCCGTCCGGGCCATCGTGCCGTAGTACCAAATCTTCTCGATATAGTTGTAAATGACGTATCGGTCGATGGTTGTCGAGTTGGCTGAGCAGTAGAACCACCAGACCTCGTTGAAGCCTTCGTTGGTTCCGGCAAAGACCTGAGCCGCTTGGGATTGATTGAAGTCCCCAAAGATGTACCGGCGCAGATCGCAGGGCAGCGTTTGCACGCGACCGTCATAGGCGTAGAACTTGTCCACCCCCATCCAGTAGACCACGCCAGAGCCGATTGCCACTGCGTTCGGGCCTTCGATGGAGATGTTGCTGCCCAGAATCTGAGCGTTCCACACATCCGGTGCCCCAAGGTACTGCATGGAGTAAACGGCAGAGTCCGTGAACACCACAATTTCCTGACGGGCTTGGATGGCCGTAACGATTTCACTGCCGTCTGACAGCCTCAAACTGCCTGCCTGATTTGTCGCCGCAGGGGTCCAATCCGTCGCGCTTTCCTGATCCGACCACCGGATCAGCATGGGGTCGAGTACAGACGATCCAATCTCGTTGCACCCGAAGGCAAAGACAAAACGGTTGATGTCCGACACAAAGACCGAGTTCTGCTTGGTCGGCACACCGTTGGCCCCGGACAAGGTGGAGAGATCAACCCCACGGGTGGTGACGCCTGTCGTGGCATCCCAGTAGTACATCCCGCCACCACGGGGGCCGAAGATCAAGTCTTCACCCCAGTTCTTCTGACTCCACAACTGAATTGCTGTGTTGGAGGTTCCGCCAACACCCCACGCCCCCGCGCTCCATGCACCGGCTCCCCACCCAGTCAGAGGGATGGCTGCGGCTGAACCTGTGTTTAACTGATACGCGGCAACCACTGCTCCCCCGCCTCCGGGGGAACCTGCGATGGCGGTTGCATTAGGTGTGACCGAGATGGTGATGGTGTAGGTGTCAACCGTAAGCACGGTGACCTGAAACTCTTGGTTCAGGACCGCTGCGGTCACGTTCGTGCCTACCCCGCCAATGTCCACTGCCCCGCTGAAAGTCACGAAGTCGCCCGTCAAACAGCCATGAGCCGTATCCGTAACCGTGACTGTGGTTGAGGCGGTCAGCGCAAAGGGGTTGTTGTTGATTGTGACCGTTGAGCGGATCGGAGTGATGTCAAAGTACGCTCCACCACGGGC